TTACCCTATAGGTGCTACTGGCCATTCAATATCCGGTGCAGTTGTTGTATTAACACGGTTCAGCAACACCCGATACTTCTTCCAGGCTTCCAGCAACGAGATTTCTTCCTCCGTTGCGATTTCCAGATCTACAGCATCCTGAAGTGGCGCAATATGCTCACTGGCTACCTGCATCAGGCTGTTTTTTGTTTCTTCTGCCTCCCGAATCCGGAACAGTTTTTCTGCTTCCGTATCCTTCACCCAGGCTGTGCCGTTCCACTTCTGATATTCCCCTCCCGGCGACAACCAGGTAACATTTTCCGGTAACGGACCGAGTTCAGAAATAAATAACGCGTCGCCGGAAGCCACGTCATAAACCGTTTTACCCCGATGGTCTTCAACGAGATGCCACGATGCCTCATCACTGTTGAAAACAGCCACGAAGCCTGCCGGAATATCTGGTGGTGCAATATCGGTACTGTTTGCTGGCAGACCTGTATGAGGCGGAATATATGCGTCACCTTCACCAATAAATTCATTAGTTCCGGCCAGCAGATTATAAATTTTTATGGTCCGTGCTTGTTCACTCATTCTGAATGCCATTATGCAAGCCTCACAATATAGTTAAATGCGATGTTTTTGACGGTGTTTTCCGCGTTACCCGCAGCGTTAACGGTGATGGTGTGTCCATGTGAGCCAATCGCAACCGAGTGCGTATGCGCACCAATACCTACAGTATGTGCATGTGCGCCAGAACTTGCTGCAGTACCAGACAGCGAGTGGGTATGAGCACCTGCTGACTGTGTCTGAATACGTTGATAATACGATCTACTGGAAGAAGTCCCCGGGCTTACTTGATACTGTGAATCCTTGACATAAGTGAACCCACCGCCATCATAAAATGCTAACGCAGAACCGCCGCCTCCTGGCCAACGAATACCATTACCATGAGTATGAGCACCGGCAGACCCCGTAGAGCCACTCAGACTGTGCGTATGCGCCCCGGTGTTATTCGTGGATTTAGTGCCGTAATCAAACGACGATGTGGTTTTCGTCCCCAAATCCGTACTGGATGCGCTGGCGCTGTGGGTGTGCGATTTAATGCCGTCCTGTTCCTGAGACAATACGGCACGACCACTGGCAGGTTTGCCCTTAATCGTCCAGCCACGCATATCAGGGATCACGCCTGACGGATAAGCGGCTGCAAGTTTCGGGTAGGCAGATTTGTCAAAAGTCTGCCCCTGCATCAGGGCATAACCAGACGGAACGGTATCTGATGGCCACGGGATTGGTGCGCCGACTGGGTAGCTTTCTGGTGGAAGATTTTTCGAGGTATAAACTTCTGCCCAGCCTTCCTCAAAACCATAACCGTCTCTTGAAGAACGGTAGAACAGACCACCATTTCTGTAATGCGCCTTCATGACCGTTAATATTTTCCTGCTCAACAGAACACAGCGTGGTGACATCAATATCCTGCTTTTGTCCTGCGGTAAACTGCACCTCTTTGATTGTACAGCTCAGACCAAGATAGCTGGCAGAATCCAGGGTTTCTGCTGTTACCGGTGCAGACGAAATCATAATTTTCGTCAGTTGCGAACGCTCAAAATTAGAGGACATACTCGTCTCCTGAAAATAAAAAACCCGCCAGCGGCGGGTGGGTAAAATCATTAACGACCTCAGGCTATTACCTGAAATTCAAGCGTGGCTCTGCTCAGACGGGAATCAGGATCATAACCCTGAGTTTTAGAAATAACGGAGGGTGCAAGTTGCCTTACCGCATCAAGCGCCTGCTCACGGATATCATCTGCGTCATCAGGTACTGTTGCCCAGACATCGATCTGCACGGTAATTCTGGATTCAGCCTGACCATCAAGCACATCAGACGCAGTGTCAGACACCACAGAAAATACCAGCCATGGCGGAGATACCGCAGGCTTTCCCTCCGTCAGCGGGACCACATAAGGATAAACCTGTCCTCCGGCCAGTTGAGACAGCAGGGAATACAGTGTGGTCTCTCTCATTTACTTAAGACCTCATCAATAGCCTGATTCATTCGCTGTATGGCAATCTGTGCTGCCAGTTCCTCTGTCGTATCGAAAGCCGGGCGAATGAACGGATGCGCGGGCATGTTTATCGTTCCCAGCTCCACAAAGCGCCAGTAAAACGCATTTCGGGGATCACTGGCTTTCATGCTGTTATCACTGTTTCCGGTCCGCAGGTTCCGTCCACGAATGTGGACACCCGAGATAATTTCCCCCCGACGCTTTGAACGCTGAGTGAGAACAACCACATTTTTCTTCAGTTTCCCGGTTCGCTCCGGCGCACGTTCAACAACTGCATCCCGCATAACTTCAGCACCGGCACGGGTGGCATCGCGCAGTACCTTATTGTTTTCTGCCCTGCTGAGCGTCTCCAGATCCCGTGCAATATCCGCCAGACCTGAAAAATCAAGACTGAAATCCATCACACATTCCCCTTCTGAGAACAGAGTATCTCAAGCCGTGTGGCACGAGCATCCGGTATCGGCGGACCGTCTATACTCAGAATCGCGCCTTTGAATGCACCAGTCAGCACTTTCAGACATGAAGTTGCTGTTACATCTCGCCGGAATCTCATCCAGACCCTCACTGTAGCCTGAGCAGTTTCTGCGCCTCCGGATATTCTCTCCCTGCCACTGATCCCCTTAACTTCTGCCCATATGGTTGCCCCCTCCGTCATTGTTTCCACAGGGTGCCCTGACGGAGACCGAACGGTGGTGGCATTCAGAATAACCACACGATCACGTAATCTTCCTGCCTGCATGAATCCTCCTATGTTCCGGGATGAAATCGATACATCCGCAGTCCGGTATAGAAAAAATCAGGCACTGCATCCTGCATTTCCCTGTTCTCGTACCAGTAGCCAACCAGTTGCATAAGACGCAGTTTTATCAGAGGTGTTATTACAAGCCCGGTCGTATCCTGCTCAGAAACAGTTTCATCGTAAAGCGTCCGGTTTAAAAACTTTTCAGCCTCTTCCCTGGCAGCAGCCAGATACATCATAAGAAGAGAATTCTCCTGTTCATTGTCATCATCAATCCGGCACTGAACACGAAGCTCTTCCAGAGTGGGCATCATTTGGGCAACCTCTATGAATGCTGTTTTTTAGACTTATCAGCCCCCCGCGCAACAGGTGTTCTCTTATCAGAGACAATCCCAGCTGCAGTGGCAATTTCGCGTACCCGTTCGGGTAATTCTTTATCTTCATACTCACCGGCCCGAATAATCTCAACACGCATACCGTCCGGTGACCATTTCAGATCTTGTTTCAGGATCATGATTCTTTCACCTGTCAGAACAGGGGCGCACTTCTGCGCCCCCTGAATGATTACGCTGCTGCAATCTTCAGCAGTTTGATGGCCTGCGAATCGACCAGCATCCCGCCGGTGCGCTTGGTGGTATAAAAACCGACAAACGGTTTATTGGTGTACGGGTCACGCAGAATGCGGGTGCCGATACGGTCAACGATGGTGTAACCCCGTTTGAAGTTACCAAATGCAATGGCTTTCGCATCAGCGGCGATATCCGGCATCTGTTCGTTTTCAGCGATACCGTAACCCGCCAGAGAGGACGGCTGCCCCAGTTCCAGCCCCGGACGCCACAGATAGTTACCCTCGCTGTCTTTAAGCAGACGGATGGCAAACAGGCTGTTGTTGTTCATCATGAACTTCGCGCCAGTGCGGTGTGCCTTACGCAGCGTGTAAATCAGTTTGATAATGGCATCTGCGGTCACTGCCGTCGCTTCGCCGGATACAATATGCTGAAGTTTGCCGAACGCCCGGACCTTGTCGGTTTCATCAGTGGACTCATACGCCAGGAACCCTTTCGGCTTCTTGGTACCATCGCCGGTGGTAAAGGCAATTTCTTCCTGTTCGGCAAATTCGGTTGCCAGCTCGCTGTTGATCCAGGCCTCCACGTTGAAGAAAGCATCATCCAGCATTTTCTGGGTGGCCTGCGGGTTACCGTAGATTTCCCCCATGAAAGGTTCAATCAGTCCCAGTTTTGAGGTGGCAGTCTGGGAGCGCGCGTCAGTCTCGCCAACCCATCCGGAAGCCGTGCCGCCCAGATTCACCAGTTTTTTGTAGTCGGAACCGCCAACGGTGATCACCGTGGCTTCCTGGCGCATCACCACTTCATCTTTCAGCAGATTGAGAATGTTGCGATCCAGTTCTTCCGGCACGGCATAGCCGCCGTCTTCATCGGTGCCCACCTGTAATGCCTTACGCTCCAGATCGCGCAGACCATCTTCACGGCCTTTACGCAGGAAGCCCACAAACGCTTCTTTATGCTCGGTGGCCAGTTTATTTTGCGCACCACCTGCCGGACGTTTCAGCTCAAGCAGCTCTTTTTCAAGATCGCTTTTGAGATTTTCCAGCTCGCTGAGTTTTCCGTTCAGGGTTTCCACCTGCCCGGCAAGTTTGCCTTTTTCCTGCTCAATCGCCTCAACGCGCTTGTCGTTCTTTGCTTTGAAGTCGTCAAACTTCTGCTGCAGCTCCTGCGCGACCTGTTCGACATCTTTAATATCAACCGCCATCGTATTTCTCCTGATTAGAAGTTCAGATTTTTCAGTGCATTCAGTGCAGAGCCCACATCCTCAGCGTCGCGCAGGGACAGTGCGCCATAGCCCCCGGCCATGAATGCTTTGGCCTGGGTACGGGAGAGTCCGACATCACGCAGGACTCTTTCGATTTTTTTCTGTTCGGGGATTTCCCCGCGGGCCAGTGCGTTCTTGACGTCGCTGATCCGCGCCTCGTCGTTAGACGGGAACGTCACCAGGCTGACTTCCCAGAGGTCGATTTCTTTCAGCAGAAAGGCTTCTTTGCTCCGGTCGTATTCCCAGTCTTTCAGGACGTACCCAATAGAAAGGCCGGTTAACGAACCGGCCTTCATGTGTGCATGTGCGCGTTTTGCGAGGGGATCATCATCAATAAGCAACCGTCCCCTGACGTAAAGCCCGACATCGTCTTCCTTCATTTCGGTGTAAACACCGATGGGTTCATCCATGCGGTGCTGCCAGAGCAGCGCAGGTAACGCTTTTCTGTCACTCCACGCCCGCAGGGAAGCAGCAAATGCCCCGGACATCACCACATCATCGTGGCTGTCCTTTACACCAAAGACGGAGCCATACCCTTCAAACTCACCGGAGTCACTGACAGATTTCAGACTCAGCGGTACATCAAGACGTTGTTTCGTCTGCATTGGCGTTATCCTTCTGCTTACCGGCTTTACTGCCATCGGAGGGTTTCGTGGTCATGTTCATCGGGGTGAGATAGACATCACCACCGGGACGCGGATTCATATCTTCCAGGTCGCGGCAGTCATTAGGAGAGTAAATTCCCCAGTTGATCCCGGTGGCGTAGGCTTCAAAACGGGACTTCATATCCCCGCGCAGTAACGCCCCGGCGTTAAATTTGGCGTAATAAACGCCCTGCTTACTTTTTCGTACCAGTCCGGTGTTGATCCGCTGCTCAATGCGGGTCAGATACGGCACCAGTGAATAGTTGATAAATCCCAGCCCCAGCTCTTCGATATTGTTGAAGGTGGCGCGATCGGTGTTCTGCACCATGTGCAACGGCACCCGAAACAGACGACAGATTTCTTCAAGCTGAAACTTGCGGGTTTCCAGGAACTGGCTGTCCTCGGCGTTCAGCGCCATCGACTTCCAGTCCAGCCCCATCTCAAGGATCATCGGGCGGTGAGCATTGCCAAGCCTGGTGTGACGCTCCTCAAAATCTTTCTTCAGGCGCTCGTAAGCCTGATCTGACAGCGTCTGCTCTGTACGCAACACACCGGACGTCACCGCACCATTGCTGAACAGTCTGGCCCCGTGCTCTTCGGTCGCTGCCGCCAGCGATATTGCCTCGCGGGCATAGGCGATGGGATTCAGCCCCACCAGTCCGTCCAGCGTCAGCGTGCGCACATGCCAGATATCCTCCTGGCTCAGTACATCCGTGGAGCCGTCCGGGAATGTGACCTGATAGACCGGCTCCCAGCTACTGTTAAGCTTCGGTACCACACAGCCAGGATCGACGGGCAGCAGTTCAGCCACTTCGCCAAATGCTTTCACTTTGTAGGCGTAAAAGTTTCCCCTCAGGCACAGACAGGTGACCACCAGCTCCCAGAACTCCTGCGGCGTCATATATCCATTGGGATGCGTGGAGATCAGCTTATGCAGACGTTCGCCGGTGGCTCTCTGTTTCAGGCTGCCGTTCAGGTGATACAGATTGCAGGGCAACATCCCGACCGACTCTGCCAGCACCCTGACGCAGGAAAAAACCGCCGTCAGTCGCATGGCCCGCTGGCTGCTGATCTGCTTTCCGGTATAGGTGTCGTATGACAGCCCGATAGCATCCGCCAGCTCTGCTGGCGTGGTCACCGGCGCGTCACTTTTTCGTTGAAATAATCCCGAAAAGAACACTATTTACCTCCGCCGACAGACGGCTGTGTACGGTCGAGATATCGCGCCACCAGCCACGACCAGAACAGGCACAGCGCCCCGGCAACAACAAAACCCGCCGGGGGATAAATCAGCCAGGCACCATACGCCAGCAAAAGCGCACCCAGCACGCCCACCAGTGGCGCGAGAATTATCAGAAACATAATGACCTCGGTTAAAGCGAGCGGATGCCCACGCTGACCAGATGTTCAGACAGATCCGGCTCCGGTTCACCACCATTGACCAGCATCCGGCTCATTGCTGTAAACATCGCAACAGGGCCGTCGATTTTGGCTTCCAGCGTGGATTTATTCGGGAAGATATTGTCGTTTTTGTCCGGTTTTACCGTAACGTTAGACATCATCCAGTTCATGACCGGATGATTGCTGTGATGGAAACGTCCGGCATAGACCAGTGATTCCGTTTCCTTCATGGCCTCTGACAGATTGCGAACCGTCTGCGGAACCTCCACCAGCGGTATCCCTTCTTCAGCCAGTGCTAGGCTGAACTGCATCGCGCTCCACGGGTCAAATCCCAGTTCCCTGAGGTTTTCACCACCAATCCATTCCAGTAAGTCACTTTTTATCTGAGCATGATCGATAACATCACCATCCGTCAGAATCAGCTTATCCATCTCCGCCCACTTCCGGTAAAGTTCTGCCTGCTGCCGCGAGCATCGTTCCAGCCGTCCTTCCGGGAGCCAGAATTTAAAATCGGCATGAACATGCCCGTTATCCGTTCGCCAGAGTTTTGCCGCCGCACAGATATCAATCTTATGAGCAAGGTCAACGCCGACCCACATGGGATACGTTTTCAGCTCATGTCGCGGGGCAATGTATTCGCACTTCTCCCACTTAATCATGTCCATCCAGGCAGACTCTGCTGTTACCCACACATTCATGTGTTTGGTAAAAAAATTCACCCGCGCAGAGACCTGTTCTTTCGCTTTTTTCGCCAGACGACGCAGATCATCCCAGCGTTTACAGATGCCCAGGCCAGGATTCGCTTTCTGCCAGACCGTTTCATCAAACGGATCATCTCCCTCATCGAGGGTGTAAATAATCGCAAAGTAGGAGTCGTCTTTTACAGCGCCCTCCACGTCGCTGTTATAGCCACGCAATACCTTGATGGCATAATCACGCTGCTCGTAACAAATCCCTTCCTTGTTAAACCCTGCCGTGGTGATACCAAATAAAAGGGACTGCAGACGGGCACCGGTTGCCGTTTCCAGAACGTCCCACACGTCACGGGTTTTATGTGCATGCAGCTCATCAATAATGGCGCAGTGGATGTTCAGACCATCCAGGTTGTTTGCATCCGAAGAAAGCGGTTCAAATTTTGATGCGCTCTGCTCCTGGTAAATCGCCAGCTTGTTGAAATCAAACAACCGCCCGAGTGTCGACCGGGCTTTTCTGACCATATTTTTGGCGTCTTCAAACACGATTCTGGCCTGGTCACGCGTGGTTGCGGCTGAATACACCTCAGCACCGCCTTCACCATCTGCCCCCGTCATATACAGACCGATACCCGATGACAGGGTTGATTTTGCGTTTTTACGGGCAACTTCGTTGTATGCTGTCCGGAACCGGCGCACCATCACCGGGCGCCCGCTGCCATCGCTGCGCATGACAACTTCCCCGGTCTCTTCATTGACCAGCGGAATGACAAAACCAAAAATATTAATGAGGATAAATACATGCCAGTCCATCAACTCAATAGGCTGGCCTGCCAGCGCCCCTTTTACATGAGGCACAAATTTGTAGAAATTCAGGATGTGCTGCGCACGTGGTTCACTGAAATAAATCCCCCGCTCTTCGCCGTACTTTAGATCATCAAGAAAACGCTGGCAGGCCAGGCGGACAAATTCGCCAGCAACAATTTCTCCTGCAACAACACGTTCGGCGTAGCGGATCCCGTCAGCCACTTTTGCCATCAGTCTCTCGCTTTTAAAAGCTCCGCCAGCGGATCAACATCATCCGGTCCGGCAATATTTACTTTAGCCCGGCTTGCCGGTGACATACCAAACTCTGCAAGCATTGCCCGGATCCGCTTCCAGGCATCCGCTTTCATTGCCGCCGCGGGGTGCGCCTTAATCAGTACATCACCGCTCTGCGTTTCCGTGCGGTAGGTATACCCCTCAACATCGAGTGTTTCGCAGTGATGCCGATATTCGGTATAGGCTTCCACCAGCAACTCGAGTGCACGCGCATCAAGCTGAGAAATGATCCCTTCCGCATTCAGCTCTTCCGCCATTCGCCTGAACCAGTACTTCCCCTGTGCCCCTAAATGCTGCGGAATTTTAGGGAGACCTTTTTCATCCTTTTTAGCGGTTTTTTTTGAGTCTTTAACGGGGCGCTTTGAGGGGTTGCCTCGTATCAAATGCAGGCGTGGCGGGGTTTTCGGAGGTCCTGACATAATCGGTCTTACCTATCAATCGTTTGTTCACATTTCCAAAAAAAGTTTTCGAACCTGCGGCGATGTGAGGAAGGGTCAGGCGGCGGTACTGAGCTGCCAGGGTTGCAGAGATTTGACCCGCCCCTCCCCTACAGATGGGAACTGTTATCAATTAATGCGTTCGCGCGCTGTTTTTGCTTTATGGCAGGGCCAGCACAGACTCTGCAGATTACTGTCTGCATCCGTGCCACCATGAGCTTTCGGAATGATGTGGTCCACAGTTCTGGCTTCAACGGCTCTCCCATCGCGCAGGCAGTTCTGACACAGATGATTATCACGCTTCAGTATGCGCGCACGTATGGCATCCCATTTCGTGCCATAGCCACGCTGGTGGCGACTTAGTCCGCGTTGATGCTGTACCCAGCCTTCACCACGATGTTTATCGCAGTAGCCAGAGATGTCTGTTGTTTTGCCTGCGCAGCCACGCTTACGGCATGCGCGGGGGATTTGTGATGGCATAGAACTTCGCTCCGCTAAAAAATATTCTGCTCTCACCGTCGTTCAGTTCTGCAGACACTGCCGAACACCGTCGACAATTTCGCAGACCTGAGAAGCCATATCGAAAAGCTGGCGCGCCTTATCCATGCTGACGCATCCCACCAAGAAAAAAGGCACTAGTATCGCTACCAGTGCCCATTTCGCCGTTGTTCGCGGCATTCTGTGTGTCCAGTGTTTTCTGCTCATAACACACCTGGTTATCAGCGTTTCAACTGAAAGTGAGGCCCGTCTTTCAGTGTTTTCCAGTCCCCGCCCCATTCGATGGCAGTTCCCAGCTCTGCGGCAGCCTGCTTAAATGCCTGCGCTATTTTCTCGTACAGAGGCCAGTCCCATGACACCTGGCTGCCAACCCAGGCAACAACATCCACCGCATCACCGGTCAGGTGGCGGCTGTTCATGGTCTGGCTTTTCCCTTCCGCGACCAGCTGTTTCTGGCGTTCTTTCGTGCGCAGCCCTTCCGTAATACCGAAATCAACCTCCGTCAGCTCCAGCGCACGGCGAACGACAGCAACCAGCTGTGGTTTAACGCCCTCCAGATTCTTTTCGCTGCGACGACTAAATCTGAATTTACCCGACATATTCACCTCAACAATGGAAAGATTTTTGTGACGTTCCCGCGCGCGCGTATCACCAGCACGCAGAACAGCAGATTAAAAAACACTTCAGGCCAGCCCGTTGCTAACGGGCGACCACACAGATAGCTGAGGGGCGCAAAGGCATACAGCAGCATCAGCAGCCAGGCCAGCCATGACATCAGCGGTTTATGTCTGGAATCACGGCGACGATAAAAAAAGAGCGCCAGCACGATAACCGTGCATAACGCCACATTCAGCAATCCGGGAAGGTTACTTAACATTGCCGCCTCCTCCACCCCGCAGGCGGGAGAACATACCGGACACCAGCGATGCAATATCCTGCTGGTGGATGAACGAGAGAATCTTCACCGACACCACTGACACCAGCACTGCACACAGTGCGTCGACGGGTGCACCGTCAAACCCTGTATGCTTTACCAGCCAGGATGCCAGAACCTCTGCGCCCAGCACGCCGATAATGAACGACACCAGAAAATGCGCCGCCACACGCCAGGCTGAAAGTGCCTGCGGCATCGTTGCCACAAATAACGCCCCGGCGAACGCACCAAACACAATCCCGAAATCCGTTCCGGTAAACAGCCCGAATACTGTCGCTCCACCGAGCGCCGCAGCCGTGCCGGAACCGGATAAGGGTTCAGACATACTTTTTCTCCTGTAAATAAAAAAGGGCCACCAGCGACCCGTAAAAACAACACCCCGTCAAAGGCACCCGCAGATGCCTTTTGTGTGGTGTTATTCAGATTTGCGCAGTAAAGGCAGGAGGACGACCAGCGCCATCGCCACCAGCACACCATCTGCCAGCACCGACATCAGTCGTCCGGTGAAATCCACCACCACTACCAGAAACAGCAGGATGGCAGCCAGTACAGGGCGCGCACTTTTCACAGATACTGCTCCAGTGGAAGCTGAAGCGCCTGTGCAATTTTCTTGAGTTGCGCTTCTTCCTCCGGAGCAATGCCGTCCTGGTCTGCGATATCCAGACACAGGCACAGCACATTCACTGCGTCATCGGTACCGGCAACATCAGCCAGCTGACGAAGGGCTTCGGCATTGGCAGAACGCGGTGACGCTTCATAACGGGCGCGGATATTTGCACTCATTTGTGCAATCTCACCGGAGAACGGCGCAAAGGCAGGAAGCGCTGCAATGGTTTTCTCCAGCACTGCGATTTCTTTCGCATCACAGGTGCCGTCAGCAAAAGCAATGGAATACGCACCCCAGACGGTCGCCTCCACCGCATCGCGGTTCTCCATTTTCTTTACTTCAGTAATGGCCTTGCGGGTTTTCTTTTTGAAAATACCAAACATCGTGACTTTTCCTTTTAGTGGGTGAGCCTGCGCCTGGGGGTGACCAGCCCACAGAGAAAGTCACACTGACCATCCCGTAAGCTCACCCCTGAAAGGCTCTGTGGTTTTTGATGTGCGCCGGGCGTGACGCAAAGAAATGAAATAAGACTTACCTGAAATTAAGGTTAATCTGAGGATTTAAACCATTTTTAATGCTTAGTAATATAAATACGTCTCTCTGGAGGAGAGAGATGCTTATTCTTCTTCATGGACTTTGTCCCGCGGCTTTAATCCGACAGCCGCGCCCTTTTTTCGCCAATATAAACCTGGTTGAACTCATACAAAAAGCTCGCCGAAGCGAGCCTGTTAAAAGTATATTTACCGTTACAAATGGACCGTCACCGGGGACTCGAACCCCGCACCACAAAACAACAATACGTGTTATGCACTCTTACCCGATGAGTTAGTGACGGTTTTGTGTTATGTGGGAATCCAGCCTGACGACAGAATTACTGGAACACCTTGCAAAAAAAAGCCAGCCACCAGAGACTGGCTGGCAAATTACAAAGTTTAAATGATTCATCATACAATCGTCGTTACAGGGGAATCCTGCGGTGCAGCAAGATACAAAAATGTAAGCAAACCAACAATAAGCAAGCACAGCATATTCGGAATTAGTTATAATTTTAACGATGCAGTGCTTATTCAGCATGCAATTCTGCAAATTACCAAAAAAAACCGCCTGCTAAGGCGGTGGTCAAATCAGTAAGTGCTGAAGAGTATTATTATAATACAAGTGAGGTGTCGGGTGCCTCCCGAAATACCTGACATTCCATCAGATACTGTAGTTTCCCGGCTAAACTACTTAAACCACCCCGCACATGGAGTTCACCTCATTTTGTGATGTTAACAACATCGGGATAGTGCATAATCAGCCCCTGCCAGGAAATATCAAAAATCCCACCAATAATGCACTATTCCGATAGCGTCAAAAAACACAGCACCGAAATCATAACTGGTCTCCGTTATAATTCGGGAGAGCGATAAAGGATATACGAGACCTTTCCCCGCGAAAAAAACGCCAGTGCTGAAAAACCTATACCTCATTTGTTTTTCTGGAGCGGGCAGCGGGAATCGAACCCGCATCATCAGCTTGGAAGGCTGAGGTAATAGCCATTATACGATGCCCGCATATGGTGCCCGACTACCGGAATCGAACTGGTGACCTACTGATTACAAGTCAGTTGCTCTACCTACTGAGCTAAGTCGGCACTGGACCGCCACCGAGGACTCGAACCTCGCACACTCAACTTAAAGGGTTAACACTCTTTCTTGGTGAACTGGTGGCGGTTGGTGGCCCTTGCTGGATTCGAACCAGCGACCTGGCGATTATGAGTCGCTCGCTCTCACCACTGAGCTAAAGGGCCGGGCCGAAAATAATAATCAGATTAAATCAAAAATCAAGCCCTTGCATAGATACATATCTGTCTGGCGGGAAGCCATAATAGCGGTGAAATACAGAGATAAAGTAGGATCTACTTGAATAACCGCATTTTTCTGCTACAGCCTGTCCATATCCATGCCGGGAGCATAACATATTTACAGCAACCCGCATCCGTTCCTCAAGTAACAAATTACTGAACCTGAGACCTTCATCCTTGAGTTTTTTCTTTAACAAGCTCTCACTCATATGCAACTGTAGAGCAATCGCACCAAGCGTCCAGCTTGCTGATATATCTGTTTGAATTATCGCTCTGACTTTGGCACTTATACTGGATAAACATCCACTTAAAAATAATAACATCCGTTCATCTGATTCAAACAACGACAGGCAGGCCATCATAAGAAACATGTCCGTGGTCTCTCCGGAAAGTCTCTGGCTGGTAATTAAAGCCACAGCCAACGCAGGATTGTTGGGTTCCTGCGACAAGTAAAGCGGAATGTCAGTCAGAGGAGTTCTTGTCAGCTTATGCTGACTTTCCAGATATTGACTTACTATAGAATGGTTTATATCGACAATTTTAACTTTGCCATAATGCATAAGGAAAAGCTCCCTGATGCATTTGGTGGCCAAAACAACTGAGCCGGGCTTAAGTGACAACGTATCCTTTTCAAGAAAAATATTAATTGGGGAGCAAACCATGATAACTGAACAGACAACAGCCATTATAATTTTACTCTAATTAGCAAAAGGTTAGCTCAATTATATCCCAAAGAGGTAAATTCTCATCAACACATAAGCAAATGACTGGCTGGTGCCGCTAACACCCACAAGCCGCCCATTTACCACAAATAAAAAGGATAACCTGCCATACCCACCATCACAAGCCGGGTCCGTATTAACTGGCAGCGTTCGCGTGAAAGGTAAGTATTCTGCGCAATTCCCCGACTGTCGCCGGTTCGGTGATGCTTAATTCATTAAATACCACTCTGGCGGTTTCGGCCATGTCCTACTGTTTTAGCATGCCTTTTCCCTGTTCTGGTTAACGTGACATACCAATAACTCTTGTCGAAAAAGCCAGCAAGCTGAAAGACCAGTATTCGCAACCACCAGCGTGTTTAATGTACCGCTTTTCGGGCATAAAAAAACCCGCTCGGAGGCGGGTTTTATATTCTTTGCCATCGCGTACAAAATCAGCAAAATATCAAATATGCACGAAATATATGCCTTTTAATCTACTTTTGCAATACTTTACAGTGAAAATGCCGCCTTTTGTTTTGAACGTGTTCTCGTCACGAACAATAAAGCCTCACTATCCAGCCGATGAAAAGTGTGTTTCATTGCAACCCAGTGACCAGTAAATGTTTTGGACCAGTTTTTAGTTGTCACTCCCGCCAGTAATGCCAGCTCCTGGTATTCATAACCTTCCCCACCAAAAAGTTCTGCTTTTACTGCCTGCGCCGCCAGCCAGATTAATTTTTTCAGGCGTTCCTGCGTTTTCCCTGCAATTTTTCTGGTACCGGATTGAGTATTAAATTCATTCCACGCCCACTGTGTTATCGCGATCTGATATTCCCAACAAATACTCCCGCTGTAACACCACAACAACCAGGCTTTATGATGTTCTTCAAGAGACAGAACAGCCCGCCGCCACGATGATGTCGAAAACTCAACCGGACTGACCAGAGGAATTGACGTCCCCTTCGCCAGCGATTGCTTTCCCGGGATTGGTGGATAATCCCGCGTTATCATTTTTCCAGTCACTTCATCGCGGTACCGGATTTTTTTTCGCCTGTAACGCCCTGTATCGAACATGGCATTCTCTTGCCAGGCTTCAAGCTGACCTTTTGTTGCCCCACTCAAATCAGCGGTGGCGATAATGAGCTGCTCGCGCACAAACTGTAAATACTGGTTATTCATGCGCACTCCAATTCTGTGATTTTTATCCCCAGCCGCCCACCAGGAACGAGCTGACCGCGCACAATATTGATTTCATCAAACTGCTCGTCGTCTATAAGTAGTCCGGCATGCGTCAGCGCATCCAGTGGTGCCTTCAGGATATTGTCCAGGTCGCGGCGGAGCTTATCCGGTGGCTCCGCAATAATCTTTATCGCCAGCCTTCCGGACAGGTTTAATTTCAACCGCTGCTGGCGAACAATTAGCGCCACATCATGGCGATAACGCTTTCCGGCCTCCGAGATGAAATACGTATTGCCATGACGTCGCCAGTAGGTATTCACCGTCGGCGGGTAAGGTAAAACAAATTCTATGCGTTCAGTCATTCATGCTTTCCACTTCAGGACACCCGAATTTCTCGCGTGCATTAAAAAACGAATCAGCAACAACAGCTGGCTGCCATGTTTTTCTTCAAAATCTTTTACCCCGGCGTGCAGTTCGTTATGACATTTACGGCACAGCGGAATAACAAACAAATCGTCAGCCTTTGTTCCCATCCCTCCCAGTCCATGACCAATGATGTGATGCGGATCATCTGCCTGATTACCGCACGTCATGCATTTCTGCGTTTTTACCCAGCGCGTGTATACAGGCATCTCTTCCCGTTGTGGTTTCTGGCGCTGGAGATACTGAGCCGGTGACTCCGGATCAACGGCAATGCTGACCACCGTCTTTTCCTGTGGCGGGTTTTGCTGGTGGGCGTGAGGCAGCGGCGCAAGATTTTTTGTGCGCTGTTTCAGTATGCTGGTGGCGGTCTGCTCTCCCGGTACGATGTCGCTTTCGCGGTACACCGAGTGGATTTTTTCCGCACGTAACCCCAGAGAACGACGTAGTACTGCCTCCGGTAGCGCGTCTGCCACCTGATTGCAGACCGCCCACCAGGATAATTCAGCCAGCGATAATTCCCGCTCCTGTGTGCCATTCATTGCGTGACCGATGACGTCAATCATCCATGCTGACAGGTTTTGTTGTGCAAGTTGCCCGAGTGACTCTGATGTCTGGTCGCGCAGCTGGTTGTCACAGTGCCAGCACAATACCATCGCGCCAGTACCGTAACGATGTATGACGGTTTCACTGTGATGGTAGTCACCATGAGGCCACTGGCAGGATTTAATATGACGCAGGAGCCAGTCAGACAATGCGCCTGCGCCGCCAGCAGCACGAATCACCCGTTCGTCGCTGAAAAATGGCAGTAATGATTTATCTTCCATCAGTGGCTGGCGAACGGCAGGAACAATCCCGGATGGCAGACCGCGCATGCTTTTCGGTTCCGGCTCCACCAGCACTCGAGGGTTATGAAATACCTGCATGGATTCACGGACCGGCTTTAGCACCACCAGCCCAAGTTCCGGTACCGGAACAGGTCGAAGTAATACCCGCACGTTACCTCCAGATCCGTTGCTGGAATGTGCGGGACGGACGCGGTGGGCGTTCGGAGTAAGGAAGCCTGACGGAGATTATCCAGTGACGATAATCGAGGCTGAGGGCTTTCTTAATCTCGTATCCGTGTCTGCGGTAGCACTGAATTAGCCATTCAGCTTGTTCTTCAGTACATGGGGGATGCTGGTACCAATCAGATTTAAATGCGTGAGAGCGCCGCCCGTGCCTGCTGGCAAAGACGGCTGAATTATCAGAATTGTGTAATTTGGTATCGTGCGCCATCGGTTGTCTCTGCTGGCGCAGCAGGTGCCAGTTGTTCAGGCTGGCGTGCGAATTGTAAACCAGAATGCCAGGAAAAAACAAAACCCGCCGAAGCGGGTTAAGTGCGGGTGCGTTGAGGATGCCTGACACATCAGAGGTGGCGAGGGATTTCTCCCCCGCCAGGTCTCTTACTCCTCAGGTTCGTAAGCTGTGAAGACAGCGACCTCCGTCTGGCCGGTTCGGATTCGTACCTCGCAGAGGTCTTTCCTCGTTACCAGTGCCGTCACTATGACGGTTAAACAGATGACGATCAGGGCGATTAGCATCGCCTTTTGCTGCTTCATAGCCTGCTTCTCCTTGCCTTTCGGCACGTAAGAGGCTAACCTAGATTTGCCGTTCATAGATTGAGCCTCAGATTAATGTTAAGCGTCTTGCAGGACGCGTAATGTTAACTGGGGCTTTTCTCTATCTGCCTTTGGTGTTCATGCCTGAGACAGATAGCCTCAAGCACCCGCAGCCATTCTACTTAACTCCCGTTACCTCGCCAATATGAAATCAGTCAGAAAGGCGATCCATAAGAACAACAGCAAGGCAATAAATTGCCATTACAGCAGCAATAGCCAGCGCACATTTGAGAACCAGCACCACAACCTCCTGTATTGGACGTACACCAGTCCTGATAAATATGAGGCTGTCTCGTCAGTGATTCAATACAACTATTGGGTATAGTTTCTGTGATTTTGTTCTGTAGAAATGGAACACAACAACCAGTCACCACCAGCACTTCTTTAAATACGCCAAGTCCGACGCAAGCTAACTTTCTAGTCCGCTTTGAGCGAAAAGCAGACTGTCACGCGTTGAAGTTAATTGTATTACTTAGATAAACACTATCATTTTCCTGACGTTAAGTTGTATCTTTGATAGGATTAAAAAACGTATAGATAGCTTATGCTACTGAGGGAATAAAAATGACGAAAATTAGTGAACGATGGAAGCACAATGGCATTACTGAAGGTTATTGCAATATTTGTGGGAAATATGGCTTGCTCACAAAAGATCATGTTCCTCCAAAGTGCGCCATAACCTTAGGCCCTGTTTTGCAGAAAACAGTTAGCGAATTTTTTGGTATTCAGGAACCAGTTAAACCATTAAATGCTAAAAATGGCTCTTATTTCAGAACCATTTGCAGCCACTGTAACAATAAGGTATTAGGTGGGCTCGATGTTGCAATTGAAAATGTAACAAAGTCCTTTAAAGAACAGTTAAGTCGATATATGAATGGTATGAATGTATATCCATTCATTAGAATACCTTTTGATAGCATATCTTTCACTAAGGCTATGATTGGGCACGTGCTATCAGCAACTTCAGTTGAAGATTGTAAAAAAGAACCCGTAGATAGCCCCTTCTATACACCTTTAAAGGATTATGTTTTGGGTAAAAATTCAAGTTTTGAGGAAACTCATGATATTTACTACTGGTTTTACCCACACAGAATGCACATATCCGCTCAAAGTGTAGCATTTATGAACGAAGGACATGTGGCATTTATTTGTGCTTTACATTTTTTCCCTATCGGTTTTATTATCACAATGAAAAATGAAGGAACATACCCTGCCCACTCTACAAAATTAGAACTTGAAGATAAATTCCTTACATTTAATATGACCTCTATAAATTATGAGTATACGACATTTCCATTTGTAAATCTTAAGGGAAACCAAATGTATGCGATAAGCAACGGTCATACTTGTGTGAGTTATCCAATAATTAAGTGACGGCTAAATCATACAATCTACGCATGTTCACTTTCTACATATACCATCTATAATGTCCGCTGTTGGCACAAAGCGGACAACCACGCTAGCTCTACCCTGTGCCACAAAATGTCAATTTGCATCTGAACTAATGCACTTTAATCTCGTCACTTCAATAAATACCGAACATCCCCCTGATAAAACGACAATATGCGCTGCATAACTTCACTCTTCCGGCACTCGCGACAGATTATGTTCTGACGCCTGTCGTAGCGACGTATTTCTCCGTCAGGTAATGACCAGATAAGGTCCGGATCAACCGCAGATGGTTTCTTCAGCTTTGCCCTTGAGAGCTTTTTACGGGCATTTTGCCAGTCCTTACGCGCCTGTTCAGACGGGAATAACCCGTAACCAGAGTTGTATACATCGCCGCTGGCAACCAGCTCTCTTGCGAGAACGCTCATCAGATATCTTGTCGCACCTGTTTTGACTTCCAGTTGCCGTAACGTCTCACGCCCACTCTGGCGTACGAGTTCAACAACCTGCCCTTTAATTTTTTCTCGCTCTTCTTGTGTAAAAACTTTTGCCACAAGTCCTCCTGAAAATTACCTCATGACCAGAAATCAACACTTACCCCCTGAAGCCCGGTGGAATTTCGGTATCCGGTTCAGAAATATGATTCACACAACGCTGGTTGTTCGTGCCGCTTACCGGGAGCAGCCAGGGGTTTTCAAAATTCCGGTCCGGTCCAAAAAACGTCGTCGCTCGCTGAACAAATTCCGTTCCCGTTTTCCCGGTAGCCGCAAGGTATCTTGCGTAACGCCTCACGCCATCCAGCATGGCCTCTGGTGACACCCCCTCGCGTAATCTGGCCTTCCAAGCACTGAAAGCGGATTTCTTCGGGTTTGCCCCAGCACGCAACGGGTATTCCCGCCAGACCTGTTCGAACACATCCGGATAATCCACTCGTCCCACAGGCTGCCCGGTGTTTTCCGGGACTACCCAATCGGCTTCCCGCTGAATGGCGGAATCGGCTTCAGGCTGCTGCAGTTGGTGTGATTGCTCCGGCCTTGCGGTCATCACCTGCTGCACAGCGCCCGAATCGGCTTTCAGCGCATACGCTGAATCGGCTTCCGGTGTCGTGCCTGCTGGCTGACCAAGATTGACGGTCTGAACATCCCCTGCCTGGTTCGTGGCGTTTTTTACGCCATGGACCATAGTGTTTTGATCTTCTTGATCTGTATCTTTATCTGTATCTTTATCTGTCGTGACTCGTCGTGACATGTGCGTGACATTTCGTGACGCGCCGTGACAATCGCCATTTTGTTCCCGCTTTCTTTCCCTCTCTCGCTGCGCCCTCTTGCGCTCTGCAGGAGATTTTGCGGTTTGCGAAATATTGCCGTTGTCCTCTTTAAGCACCTGGCGTTTTTCCCATCCAGTGATTAAATCACCATCAAGTACCCGCCCCTGCATCGTCTGCAAAATTGAATCAATTACCTCTTCTGTCACGTCGAGCGCACTTGCCAAATCTTCTGTCGTGACATCAATGTGACCTCGCGTGACATTTCGTGACGCGCTCACCAGGAGGTGGATATACACTGCCATCACTGTTGCAATTGGCTGCCCTGACACCCTGGCAATTGTTCGCCACTTAGGGTCATTTGGCATGTCATGCCATAATCTGAGCCAGGCGTTAGCCATACTCACCTCTTCTGATACCGAATCTTTTTACTCACGAGTTGCCGGAAGCGATTCGATATGGCTATTGTCAGTCAATGTACTGCCACAGCATTTCCTGCCGGGCCACCACGGTTCATCTGATTGAAACCGGCGATTGCCACTGCGACAAAATCATCAGCGTCTCTCACCARTCGCTCCCGCGTCTCCACCAGCTCCCGAAAATAAGCTGAACTGTGGCTGCGCATTCTGGCCACCAGCAAAGGTGGCATTGCCTTTTCGATCGCTGGTAACAACGCCTGAATTTTTTCAACTGCATCAGGGGTGTCTTTCTCTACCCAGCGGAAAATTTTCTGGGTATTGCGAGCCAGGGCTTCCGGATGGCTGTCGTCATACAGTTCAGGAAACGTCATACCCAACTCAAAATAAGCCTGGGTTATTCCAGCTGCTGGAACTTTTTCGCCATCAGGACGCGCCCAGGCATTCATCGCCATGCGGATGTGTTCATGCTTGATTTTCATGAATCCCCCCCTTGGTTAGAAGGCGGATTATGATCAGAACCGGGAATGACAACCGTCGGTATGTGTAACTCATATTTGAGCGCCCCGGCAGTGACAGCCTGAATTAGCAACGCCCATTTCCACGGAACCTCTTCCCCCCACATGCTGACTGTGGTTTTTGACGTTCCTAGAGCTGCGGCTGTTTTAACAACTCCGCCAAAATAGCCTAATACTTCTGATTTTTTCATGAGTCGCTCCATAAAACTGAACGCCAAAAGTTTAATAATCAAAACCAAAGAAAGTCAAGAAACAAAACCATCTGTGTTTTAAAATCAAAACATGAGCAAGCAAACAATATCTGAACGCATAACCCAACGTATGCATGCGCTAAACCTGAAAGGCAAAGACCTTGTCAATGCCACTGGCGCATCAAAAGGCTCCGTAAGTCAATGGATGAACGGTGGAGGAGTGCCGTCCTCGCGTTACATAAGTTCACTGGCAAAGATATTGAAAGTAAACGAAAATTGGCTTCTTAATGGAGGAGAGTTAAATACAGGTGATTCGCTTGATCTATCTTTACCGCCGATAAAAACGGTTCCGCTACTATCACTTCAGCAGGCAGCAAGCTGGAGTGATTATATGAAAAATTCCTCAATAACCTCTTGTGTGCAGCTTGTCGGAGAAATCCCGGCCAATACCTTTGCAGTTGTTCTAGAGAGTGACAGTATGTCAACATCTGGTGGGGGAGTTTCCATCCCAAATGGTTCAACAGTTTTTGTTGATCCCGATCGAACCGTACAACCAGGAAATATTGTCCTTGCCTTACCCAAAGGGACCACAACACCTGTCATTCGTAAACTGGAGATAGAAGGGCCGGATATTCTTTTAGTCCCCACGAATCCTCGCTACCCTTCAATTATGCTGGATGATCTATCTTGCATATTGGGCGTATGCTTTAAAATTCAACAAGATATTTAACCAACCTCATCTATTTGATTAACTGTATGCCATCGTGGTGATGGCTTAACAGCTGCCTGCTTAAAATGTTTTGATAAAAAAACATTGACCTGAAAAGTTCATTTTTCTAAACTTCATTCATTCCCTCACCCCACCCCACAGAATGCAGGGCAATACTTCGAGTTACCAGGCAGTGGTCAGGGGTTAAGTAGCCAGCCCGAGGCGTAAGAACATGACGGCAGGGTTCAACTTTAATAACTATGCAGCAGGTTTTTGTTCCGCTACCCCGGCGTTAAGGGGAAATGAGGTCAACATGGATACTATCGTTCTTGGCAACAACGAATCTCTGGTGTACGGCGTGTTTCCCAACCTGGACGGCACATTCACCGCGATGACGTATACCAAAAGCAAAACGTTTAAAACCGAAAATGGTGCCCGTCGCTGGCTGGAAAGAAACTCAGGTGAGTGATATGGATTTCGACACAATCATGAAAAAGGCTTACGAAGAATACTTCGAAGGCCTTGCCGAAGGCGAAGAAGCTCTCAGCTTCAGTGAGTTTAAACAGGCGCTTTCCAGCTCGGCAAAATCTAACGGCTGATAAGCGAAGCAGCACCGCGAGGAATCAGTATGCAGAAACGAGAACCCGTCATCATCGCGCCAGACTATACCGATGATGAACTTTATGAGTGGATGCGCCAGAAAATTAATGCAGCGCAGGATCTGAAATGGGCCAATGAAGCCAGGGCTAAGCAGGCTGAAAATCTGTCCGCTCTGGAGCAGGATATCACCAGGCTGGAAAAAGCAGCGGCATTAAGCATTGCCAGAATGATTACATACCCGCGTTAATAGCTAACCAACGAAGCTAAGGTTGGTAATTAAGGAGTTCTCCACGGGTGAGGGGGAGTGCGTGCGCCGGACACGGGTGAGCATCCGGCACTGACAGTTTACTGAAAGGATATTTCCCTGAAAAGTCAGACCATAACGCGAAAGCGCACGGCGAGGTAGCTGGTTCATAGATAGCCTGTCGTTAAATTATCGTCGACCGTGCGCTTCCGGTTGTGGCACTCCGCGAAATGGCGCGGCGGTAAGTATGGCGGGGTTATTCCTTCCCCGTTGAGGACACCGGGTTGTCAGGTTGACCATACGCTTAAGTGACAACCCCGCTGCAACGCCCTCTGTTATCAATTTTCTGGTGACGTTTGGCGGTATCAGTTTTACTCCGTGACTGCTCTGCCGCCATTTTTAAAGTGAATTTTGTGATGCGGTGAATGCGGCTAAGCGCACGCGGAACAGTTAAAACCAAAAACAGTGTTATGGGTGGATTCTCTGTATCCGGCGTTAATTGTTAACTGGTTAACGTCACCTGGAGGCACCAGGCACTGCATCACAAAGTTCATTGTTGAGGACGCGATAATGAAAACGTTATTACCAAACGTTAATACGTCTGAAGGTTGTTTTGAAATTGGTGTCACTATCAGTAACCCAGTATTTACTGAAGATGCCATTAACAAGAGAAAACAAGAACGGGAGCTATTAAATAAAGTATGCATTGTTTCAATGCTGGCCCGTTTACGTCTGCAGCCAAAAGGATATGCACAATGAATCCAGTATTTGCACTTATTCTGACGGTTTTTCTTGTTTCCGGAGAACCAGTTGATATTGCAGTCAGTGTTCACAGAACAATGCAGGAATGTATGGCAGCAGCAACCGAACAGAAAATTCCAGGCAACTGTTATCCGGTCGATAAAGTTATTTACCAGAATAATAACGAAATCCCGGCAGGATTTTAAAACAGCACCGTAATAAATATCCAGTTTCATTCTTATATGTCAGCAATGGCAGAGATTTGTTCACCCTTAAATCTGTGATGAGGTTTACCAATAATGAGCACTGATAAAGAAGAATTTGCACTATATTGCGAAGCAAAAAATGACAAAGTAAGAAAACGCCTAGGAATTAAAGGTGGTTTTTACTGGACTACAGCAAAAAAATTATCTGTTGCAATCTCCCGCTGCATTACCGCAATGGATGACAACGATTATGATGAAGACGACTTTAAAAAACCCGTCCGCGTCAATTTGCCCGTTGTTGACGACCTTCCGCCAGAAGGCGTGTTTGATACTGAATTCTGCAACCGCTATGAAAAAGGCGGGAAAGATGGCATCACAATGACATTTATCGGCCCTTCCCCCTCTGTTCAGGACAAACCAGCCAGCACTGACAATACCAACATCAACGGCGAAGACATGACTGAGATTGAGGAGAGCATGCTTCTGCCTGTCTCCGGTCAGGAACTGCCCATTCGTTGGCTTGCTCAACACGGCAGCGAAAAACCAGTAACGCACGTTTCACGCGACGAACTCCAGGCATTACACATTGCACGGGCTGAAGAACTACCGGCTGTTACTGCCCTGGCTATTTCGCATAAAACCAGTCTGCTCGACTCGCTGGAGATTCGCGACCTCCACAAACTGGTTCGTGACACTGACAAAGTTTTCCCTAATCCTGGTAATTCAGACCTGGGACTAATAACTGCTTTTTTCGAAGCATACCTGGACGCTGACTACACTGATCGGGGTCTGCTGACAAAAGAGTGGATGAAAGGAAATCGTGTTTCACGCATCACCCGCACGGCTTCCGGTGCTAATGCTGGCGGTGGGAACAAAACCGATCGCAATCCGAATTTAGTACACACCCTCGACACACTGGATGTGGAGATTGCAGCAGCCACACTTCCGATGGATTTTAATATTTATGAAATTCCGGGCAGCGTTTATCGTCGCGCAAAAGAAGTAGTCCTGAACAAAGAAAGTCCGTTCAAAGAATGGTCCGCAGCACTTCGTGCAACCCCGGGTATTCTGGACTATTCCCGCGCCGCTATTTTTGCACTTATCCGAAGCGCACACCCTGAATTTTATCACTACCCGGGACGCCTTCAGGGGTATATCAACGCCTATTTGACGGAAACTGATCACGAGAACCCCAGCAAGGAAACTCTCACAGCTGCCCGGCATACGCCGGAAAAAGATATCCTGGAAGAAATTAACCGCGAGGTGGTTACTGAGCGTGAAACAGAAGAAGAAAAACCACAACCATCTGACGCAATGGCAGGTGAACAGGCAACAACTGAAACAATGGAACCGGATACAACTGAACATGGCCAGAACGCGCAGTCGCTGGATGCTCAGTCGCAGGTGAGTTCCGCTAACCAAGTAAAAGTCACCGCTGACGAAGTAAACAAAATTATGCAGGCAGCCAATATCAGCCAGCCTGACGCCGATAAGTTACTTGCTGTATCGCGTGGTGAATTTGTTGAGGGGATTAGCGACCCTAATGATCCGAAATGGGTCAAGGGGATCCAGACTCGCGATTCTGTGAACCAGAATCAGCATGAATCGGAACGGAACGACCAAAAAGCGGAACAAAACAGCCCAAATGCGTTACAAAACGAGCCAGAAACGAAACAATCCGAACCAGTAGCGCAACAGGAACCGGAAAAAGTCTGCACCGCCTGCGGTCAGAGCGGTGGCGGCAACTGCCCTGATTGTGGCGCGGTGATGGGCGACGCAACATACCAGGAAACATTCGATGAAGAGAATCAGGTTGAAGTTCAGGAAAATGATCCGGAGGAAATGGAAGGCGCTGAACATCCACACAAGGAGAACCCTGGCGGCAATCAGCATCACGCCAGCGATAATAAAACTGGCGAGGCGACAGATCCCTTAATTAAGGTGAATGGTCATCATAAGCTCACATCCACCAGCAGAGCGGGGATTCATCTGATGATCGACCTTGAAACCATGGGAAAAAATCCCGATGCCCCGATTATCTCAATAGGCGCAATATTTTTCGATCCACAAACCGGAGATATGGGACCGGAATTTAGCAAGACCATCGATCTGGATACTGCTGGCGGAGTCATTGATCGTGACGTCATTAAATGGTGGCTAAAGCAATCACGTGAAGCGCAGTCTGCCATTATGACCGATGAAATCCCGTTAGATGATGCACTACTGCAATTGCGGGAATTTATCGACGAAAACTCCGGTGAATTTTTTGTTCAGGTCTGGGGTAATGGGGCCAACTTCGACAACGTGATTTTACGCCGTTCATACGAACGACAGGGTATCCCCTGCCCGTGGCGCTACTGCAACGATCGCGATGTACGCACAATCGTTGAGCTGGGGAAAGCCATAGACTTCGATGCCAGAACTGCTATCCCATTCGAAGGTGAGCGCCATAATGCACTTGATGACGCTCGTTACCAGGCAAAATACGTTTCAGCTATCTGGCAAAAACTGATCCCGAGTCAGGCTGATTTTTAATGTTCAACCCTAATTGCCGCTAACCGTATATAGTTAGCGGCGGTTATGAGATATAGCTATGAGCAGCTTATTTTTAACCGAAGATGAATTGCTAATATTAACGGGCTGCAAATATGCAAGCCACCAGCGAAAATGGTTAATGGAAAACGGGCTTCCGTTCTATACCAATCGTAGTGGCAAACCGATTGTCAGCCGGGATCTATTTACCTGCAATAAAACTTTACCACCACGCGAGGTAGAGCCGAATTTTGGTGCGATCTGATGGGAAGACGAAGGAAAAATCCTGAACACGAAAAATTACCTCCAAATGTATACCCAAATAAATATAGTTATGTATGGAAACCAACATCCAGAGAATCTGTCACACTAACCGCCATCAAGGATGGTTTAGCTGCTTTATGGAAAAAGTATGAGGAAACTGTAAATAATCGCGATCGTGCAATGACATTCGGTCGCTTGTGGGAAAAATTCCTCGCCAGCGCCTATTACAGTGACCTCAGTCCAAGAACACAAAAAGATTATCTGCAACATCAAAAAAAGTTGCTTGCCGTATTCGGTAAGGTGCCGGCAGATTCCATAAAACCAGAACACATCCGTCGATACATGGACAAGAGAGGGGAACAGAGTAAAACGCAAGCCAACCATGAAAAAAGCAGTATGTCCCGCGTTTACAGTTGGGGGTATGAGCGAGGGTACGTGAAGGCTAACCCATGTGCAGGTGTAAGTAAATTCAAGGCCAAAAACCGCGAACGATATGTAACCGACAAAGAATACCAGGCAGTATTAAGCGTTGCACCTCTTCCTGTTTTTATCGCAATGGAAATTGCCTATCTGTGTGCAGCGAGGGTTTCCGATGTGTTATCGCTGAAATGGGAGCAGATAGGAAACGACGGGATCTTTATCCAGCAAGGGAAAACAGGGAAAAAACAGATAAAAGCATGGAGTCCACGATTACAGGCGGCGATCGAAAAAGCAAAACAGTTACCAACATCCGCCTATGTAATCAGCAATCAATACGGCAACCGATATGTGTACAAAGGCTTTAACGAAATGTGGGTAGAAGCAAGAAATCGCGCAGGCAAAATTTCAGGTATTTTAACCGACTTCACCTTTCATGATCTGAAGGCGAAAGGAATTTCAGACTATGAAGGAAGCAGTCGGGATAAGCAACTTTTCTCTGGTCACAAAACCGAGGGGCAAGTGCTAATCTATGACAGGAAGGTTAAAGTTTCACCGACACTTGATGTCCCGTTACCTGAAAATATTCCAAGAAAATATTCCAAGTAATTCCAAGTGTGATTTTTGTCACTGACTTAATGATGTGTAAGTGATTGAATTTTGGCGGAGAGAGGGGGATTTGAACCCCCGGTGGAGTTGCCCCCACTCCGGTTTTCGAGACCGGTCCGTTCAGCCGCTCCGGCATCTCTCCGTTCAGATGGTTGCCATGATGCCAGGAAATTTGGCATTTTAACAGTCCCTGTCCGTGCAATTTTGTTCAAGTGACGAGTTTGCGAGCAAAACGATGATTAAGTGGCCCTGGAAAGTACAAGAATCAGCACATCAAACTGCCCTTCCCTGGCAGGAAGCACTATCGATCCCCCTTTTAACGTGTCTGACGGAACAGGAACAAAGCAAATTAGTCACTCTTGCCGAACGTTTTTTACAGCAAAAGCGGCTTGTTCCTTTACAGGGCTTTGAACTGGATTCATTAAGAACCTGCCGGATAGCACTTCTATTTTGCCTACCCGTTCTGGAATTAGGACTGGAATGGCTGGATGGTTTTCATGAAGTCTTAATTTATCCTGCGCCATTTGTGGTCGATGATGAATGGGAAGACGATATCGGTCTGGTGCATAACCAACGTATTGTTCAGTCAGGTCAGAGCTGGCAGCAAGGGCCTATCGTTTTGAACTGGTTGGATATACAAGATTCTTTTGATGCTTCTGGTTTTAACCTGATTATTCATGAAGTCGCTCATAAGCTGGACACCCGTAACGGCGATCGCGCCAGCGGAGTTCCCTTTATTCCGTTGCGTGAGGTTGCTGGCTGGGAACACGATCTTCATGCTGCAATGAACAACATTCAGGAAGAAATCGAATTGGTTGGCGAGAATGCGGCGAGCATTGATGCTTATGCTGCCAGTGATCCTGCTGAATGTTTTGCCGTACTTTCTGAATATTTCTTTAGCGCCCCAGAACTTTTTGCTCCTCGTTTCCCTTCATTGTGGCAACGTTTCTGCCAATTTTATCAACAAGATCCTTTGCAGAGACTGCATCACGCTAATGATACAGACTCGTTTTCGGCGACGAATGTTCATTAA